TGGGATAAGGCGGATGTTGATTCAATGGTGGAAAGTCCATATGATTATTTTTGGACTATGAATGAATATAAGCCGAACGAAGTATCTATGTTAAAATTAATCGCCTCCAATCGCAAGAAACAACAATTACAATCTATTCATCAATCAGACAACGTGATGCTTAAATTTATTTCAAGTGACGAGGGAGAAGAAATGCGGAAGGTTATTGCTAAGATAACCAACATGAATGCTGAAACTGCTGGTCTTTTCTTTGGTATTACAGAGTATGGAATAAGTGATGAGAATGAACTTTGGGTTAAATTTTTAGAGATACTTCCGGACATGCCAGCGAAGTATAGAAACAAGATTTTAAAAATATAATATTTATAGTATGTTCACTACCAAATCAAACCCATATCGACCAACAGGATCTAAAGGTGAATTGTCATTGAATGCTATTCGGGGATTGTTACACAAACACGAGCCAGTGGAATATCCTGATGTTAAATTTGATCCAGTAGATATAAAAGAACTGGAAGATTTCTGTAAAAAATATGAAATTTATGGATTTAAATGTGGGACCATGAATCCGCGGACCGCTTTACAATTTCTCAAGCAGAAGGTCGGCGCCTCCGATGATGTTGTTAAACGACTTGAGGGACAAGGATATAGAGTAGTTGGGAAAAACTACGATGACAAGAAAGAGTTATTAAACGGATGAAATTAAAAAAGTTAATATTGGAGATGAAAGATCCTGGTTCACAATTTGTTCCTGTGGACATAAATTACTCGCTAGCGTTCGTCAAAATTTTGAAATCAAATCGACAATCTATATTGAATTCGATTCCAAGTAATATCGATAAGGCTACGACTTCTGAGATTTTAAACATATGTCATCGTCTTAATTCTGTATTTGGGAAACACACGAAAAAGTTCCCTTGTAAAATATTTTTCTCTGATCCTGATCCTAAAAATTGGAAAATGAGAGGATATTCTAAAATTCTAAAAAATCCATGTTTTAATGTCTGTCATTTTGCTGATACGAATTCTACATTTTATGAACAAAAACCTCATATTGTTTTGGAAATAACTAAAAACTTCATCGAATATTTACAAAACAAAGATTACATAACATTACAATTGAATATAGCAAAGGGATTTGGTCATGAAATTATTCATTATATCCAACATCACAAAATGAAGGAATATTCCACTGCTATTGTTGATTATTATGAAATCCCAGCGGTCACAAGAAGATATTCTCAATCTGTCGAATTGGAAAACATGGATGATTTAATTAAAAATTGGACAATGGGAAAAAAGATTAGTCCACATTTAAGAACCAATTTTTGTAGAAATTACATGTGTTGTTCTGTGGAATTGTGTCCACAAGCATTTTCATGTTTTTGTGATTTATTGTTTTATGAGAAGATAAAACATCCTGATATTTTGAATGATGATTTACGAGATAAAATAATTGAATCTCTTGAAAAGGAACATCTATACAAAAGCAGAATATTAAAGATTTTCAGAAATGTAGCTAAGGACCTTTGTCCGGGAAAATATAATGAGTTCAAAGAACTGTGTCGAAAGTATACAGAATGTGATGCGCTCTATGATTTTGTTAATTAACTCATATTTATATACATGTCTAACAAAATTGAAAAATATATTCGGAAGTTGACAGCTCAAAAGCGGGCAAAATATATGATTAAAAATTTGCTTCAGGAAGCTCTCCAGCAAAATAAAGTCGGATATGTTGTCGCGGTTGTTGATCATACTAAACAAGGATATATGCCAGGCGATTCTGATGATAATGTTTATCCTGTAGGCATTTTCAAATTCTCTAAGCTTCCAGAACATCAAGCTTTAGATCAAGCCATTGCTTTAGCAACCAAACATCAAGGTAATGTTTACACTTTGTTGCCAAACGGACAACATGGCGAAAAGGTATTTCCGGAGGGACTGCATGAAGGCCAAGACGATATGGTTAATGTAATCAGAGGAGCGGATTATGCTACAATTAATGGATTAGCATATCATTTAAAAGAATGTGGATGTGAAACTACAATGGGATATAAAAAAGGTAGTCACACATTAATGGTTCGTAGAGAATTTCTACCATTAGCGATAGATAGTTTGAAAAATACATGTGACAATTTAGGACGAACTCTTGGAGAAAAATTAGAAAATAAACACTTTAAATCAGATGAGAAAAAACCTACTAAAACAGATTATTAACGAAGAATTGGAAGCATTTCGTAACCAAATCAGAGAAGACGATACTTTAAAACCAGCAGTTGATCCTGAAAAGGCACATGGCATTTTGCTTGGAGCAGTAAAAACACTTTTCAATTCTGGTGCTATCACGGGAGTTGACCAAACACGAACCGATGATATCACAAAAGAATTGATAAAGCAAGTTAATATTGCTTTAGCACCATATGGTCAACAAGCAGAACCTATGGGTGACGAACTAAATGACACTCCAGCATACGATAAGGAAGAAGCATCTTTAGATGATCAGTCACAATATGATCCCGATCTTTCCAAACAAACTTCTGATTATGAACCAGAGAAGCAGCCGGAAGAAGAAGAGGATGAACCGTTGTTTGAGATTAGAAAATTGGCTCGGAAACTCAAAATATAATAATTGTTAGTATATACATATTAATATAATCAACAATATATATGACTGAGATACCTATTAGAAAACAAGCAGTTTCGAAAGAAGAAATCAATCCCAATTTAAATGTTCCTGAGTCGGTTATGGCGACATTGCGACAAGATGCAGCATCAGCTGGACAACATTTTGGACCGCAAGCAAATGATCCTGTTGGAAATATTGAAGAGGTTCCACAGGAAGAATTTGGCCTTCCAAGTAATGGTCACTTTTACGGTCCCGAATCTCCACTTTCAACCGGTAAAATTTTAATTAAATATATGACTGCGCAGGAGGAAGATATTCTTTCATCTGACAATTTAATTAAAAAAGGTATAGTCCTAGATTACCTTATCGACCGACTTATTTTAACCCCTGGAATTACAGGAGATGATCTATTAATCACAGATAAGAATGCTGTGTTTGTTTGTGCGAGAAAACTTGCTTACGGATCAGATTATGAAGCGGTAGTTAAATGTCCAAGCTGTGGTGAGGATAATAAAATTATGTTTGATTTGGACAAGCTTCAATTCAAAGATTTTGATTTCTCTAAATATCCAAAAGGTATTAATGAATTTGAGTATACATTCCCCGTTAGTAAGAAATCGATTAAATACAAATTACTAAGTGGACTGGATGAAAGACTGATTCGTGAGGAATTAAAAGGTGTTGCTAGATTTGATAAAAGTGGTAAAGCTCCAACGATAACCACACGATTGAAAAAGATGATTTTATCAGTAGACGGAAATGAAGATAAAGGTTTTATCAAACGATTCGTGGACACTTTGAGTTCTCGAGATTCGTTAGCATTCCGGAAAAATCTCTCACAAAATACTCCGGGACTCGATTTAAATTACAATTTTGATTGTGTAGAGTGTGGTCATATAGATAGTTTACCTGTTCCAATCAATATGTCCTTCTTCTGGCCCGAATCGTAATGTGCAATATTCATTTGAAAGAATAAATCTTCCAAGCAATGGACAATGTTATAAAAATTCATTAGCCGATGGCAAGATTAATTTATATCCATTAACCGCGAAACACGAAGATATTCTCTGTTCTCCCGGATTATATCGTGATTATTATCACTTTGATATAATTTTACATGACATCATTGAAAACAGCGATGTTGATATTGATAAACTTTTGCAAGGAGATGTAGAAGGTATATTGTTGGCTGCTAAAGTATTAGCGTTTGGCCCAAAGCAGAAAGTTGAAATTATATGTCCTCATTGTGAAGAGAAGGACGATTATATCATTAATCTGTTGAATTACAAGCCTGTTGAGGCTTTGATTCCTTCCGACCGAACTTATCAGTATAAAAATTATACAATCCATTACAACATATACACCTATGAATTGTTCAAGAGGTCTCCTGGCAAACCGGAGTTATTAAAAAATTTGATTGATAGAGTGATTGACGAAAATGGGAAAGCAGTTAGCAAGGAACAGTTCATTAAAATATTTCACTGGAACCCATACAGAAAATTCATAAAGTTCGTGGAAAGATCATTTCCGCATATTTTACCTGAAACCAGCATTATATGCACCTCGTGTAGTGAAGCAATTAAATTACCATTTAAGTTTGATCAAAATTTCTTTAGAATGAACGGAAGTTACAAAGTCAATCTTCACAAAGAATTATTTGCAATTCTATATGGTTCTGAGGGTGGATTTACCCATACCGATCTTTACAATATGCCCATAAGTTTACGGTTGGTGTATACCGAAGAACTCAAAGATATCAAGCAGAAAGAAAAAGATCAAAGTAAATCTACCGAAGATGCTCCGCCAACTGAGCCAGTTTCAAGGCCGGATATTCCCAAATAATTATAATTGGCGATATTTATAAGTATGAAACATATTTTCTCTGAGGCCAATCCCGATATCGCAAAAGCTAGAAAAATTTCCGACAAGGATTATGCGCAACGGCTCAAGCGAAGATATAAACGGAATGTTAAAATAAATACCATCGATTCATTTAAAAAATTTACTTATTTAATGGCACAGGTAGAACAACGACATCCTGGAAAACTGGATTCGATTTCATTTAAAAGTTTGGCTAAAGCGTTGAGTGATAGAAAACAAATAGATCCTGATTTGTATCGTTATATTTTCGGATTGCCGAATAAAAAGATTGATATACTCATATCAAAAATGAAAAATGGCTAAAAACCCTACAACTTTGGTAAACGAATTCCACGATGACCTGGAATCAACTATGTTTGATCTCATGGGTGGCATCCAGGATGCTGTTAAAACATCTGTGGTGGGTTTCAAAAGCTCTACAGAAGACTTGGTTCAGGAGATTCAAGACACAGCCAAAACAGGTGTCAAATCATTAGATGATCTGTGGACTAGTGCTGATGCAGCATTATCTAAATCAGTTACAGATATTGGGAATAGCGCAGATACTTCTATTGCTGATATATCTGATGCTTTGCAAGATTTAGCGAAAATCAGAAAGGCGCTCATAGGCAAGGACACTGATGCTGATAAGATCCGCATGGCAGGGTTTGATATACAAGTTAGACAATTGGAATCGTTACAAGACAAATCTGATGCCCTACAGTCTAATTTAAAAGGAGCAGCAGAACAAGCAAGGGCAATGTCTATACGATTCGGTTCATTAGCAGAACGAATTCCGTATGTTGGTGGGTTGATTTCATCTAGTTTAAATCTTGATAAAATCAGACAAGATTTAATGGCGGATTTGGAAATCCCATTAAGAAAAGCGTTAACCGATCCTGCTCAATTATTTCCGGCATTACGACAAATGGGAACTGCTACATTTGCTGCTATTGGAAGAGCAGCCACAGCCGCCCTTACAAATCCATTTGTTATTTTATTAGCATTGGTCGCATTAGCAGTTCAACGATTTCTAGCATTAGAAAAGGCTGCTGAAGCATTTCGAAAAGAAGTTGGGTTAGCAGGAGATCAGACACGGGAACTTGAGAAAATGGCTCAGAATATCAATGTTGAGTATCGATATTTAGGAGTGGGAATTGACGATGTTTATAAATCAACATCTGCAATAGTAAGTGAATTTGGGACATTGCAAGCCGCTTCAGAAGAACTGGTAAAAAATGTTTCGATCTTATCAACAGCTTTAGGAATTTCAGAAGAAACTTCGGTTGGGTTTGCTAAAAATATGGCTATGATAAACGATATGTCATTAGAAACAGCATTAAATCTCACATTAGGAGTTTATAGTTTATCAGATATGGCGAAAGTGGCACCGGCGCAAGTTATGAAAGATGTTGCCAATGCTAGTGAAGATACTTTGATTGCTTTCGGTGGAATGCCTAAACAGCTAATTTTAGCAGCTACCGTTGCTCGACAATTAGGAACCACTATTAGTGATATTTCTGATAAAACAAGAGGGTTATTAGATTTTCAATCGTCCATTAGTGCTGAAATGTCAGCTGCTACTCTCCTTGGTCAAAACATAAATTTACAGCGTGCCCGTCAATTAAGATTTGAAGGTGATATTGCTGGTGCTCAAACTGAGATACTTAGGGTTGTCCGTCGAATCGGGGATTTTAATAATTTAAATGTATTCCAACAAGAAGCATTAGCTAAAGCTACGGGTTGGACAGTCGGTGAACTCAGAAAACAACTGATGTTACAAGATAAAATCAGAAAAGAAGGTCTTGACATCAGCAAATTGACTAACGAAGAACGAGATCGATTGTTAGATATGAATGACATATCTCAAAAAGGCATTGACCAAATGGTTCGAGAACGAGACTTGAGAGCAGACCAAACAAAAATGATGGCTGAATTGGCGTCACTTGGGTTATCTTTAGCTCAGATATTTGTTCCACTCGTTTCGGTTGCTGTGAATATTTTAGTTCCTATATTTCGATTTTTAGGAGACATACTTCGATTCGCGTTCGAACCTGTTATTTGGGCATCTAACCAGTTTGCTAACTTAGTAGATTATGTTTCTAAATTGGCGTCCGAAGCTACGACGGTGGGAACTGCGCTAAACTATTGGCTAGAACCTAGTATATTCGTTGTAAAAATGTTTGCTAAACTGCTTCTTGGCGGAGCAGCCATAGTAGCGACATTCTTGGGAATCTCAGCGGCTTTGTCAGGAATTGGATTTGTTGTTTCTTCGATTGCTTTAGGAATGGCAGCGGCCTTATCACCGATTATAGTTGGTGCCCTTCCGATTATTGTTGCAGTTGGCGTAATTTTATCAGGATTGTATCTCATATGGAAATATTGGGATAAAATCAAATCAGGAATATCTTCAATAATACCAGCATTACAAATAGGGGAAAAAACGATATTTAATAGCATAACAACCCCTTTCAGAGATGCCTGGAATTGGGTCACGGGATTTGATCCATTTCAAATAGGACTTTCTATATTGGATGGTATAAAATTTGCGGCTAGTTATATTTTCGATATATTATGGGCTCCATTCCAAGCGATAGTTGATTGGGTCGGGGATATGATGGGAGTAGAAATGCTCGGAACAAGAATTGTGGCTGGTGTCAAAGGTACTGCTTCGCTTGTGTTAGGGTGGCTTTTATGGCCATATACTACTGCATGGACATGGTTATCAAAAACATTTTTCGGCAACAGTCCATCGACACTTGGACTTAATATTTTAAAAGGAATCTCTGCTGTTGTAGAACCGCTTTCTAATCTACTCATGGCTCCATTCAAAATGGTTGAGAATACAGTTGGAAAGATATTCGATACCTTATTCGGTCAAGCAGATCCATCCCAAATGATAGCACAATCTTTTGCTGAATTATCTGAAGGCAAGCTTTCATTAATAAAAGATGTCGCTGGATTATTATCTTCGGATATTTTAAGTGCAAATATATTAAAAACTGCTGAATCCATTAATAATCTTTCGGATAGCATTAATCGAATTTCATCTGATAATATTCTTACATTATCTGCTTTACAATCCGACTCACCTAAAAATGAGACGCCTGTAGCTACAACTACTAGTCAACCTCAACAAGTTCAAACGACAAATGGTATGGTTGCTGCGAAACTCACTGAATTAATTGAATTGATGAAAGGTGGCGCAATTGCGGTTAACTTAGATGGTCGTAAAGTATCCCGAGAGTTGGTTAATAAAGTATATTAACAGAAGAAATACCAATGTGATATATTTATAGATATGCCACAATTAACTGATATTTTTGAGAAGAGCGAAAACCCATTTGTTTTTGCCGATCCAAGCGGATTCTCGCCAAGGGGTGCTGGTAACTCTAGCCCAAAAAGTTCTGATGTTGGGAGTTATGAAGGCCTCGTAGATGAATTCGGAAATGGAGATGTAGCATATCAAGATAAAGGTGGATTCATGGATAACTCTGGATTTAGCCTTGGCTTCAGACAACCATATGTTTATGTTACAGCAGCAGATTCAAATTTTGATAAATATATAAAAAAATATGACAGTCGAGCATTCCCAATTGGATCAACTATCCAAGATGCTATTCGTATAGGTAAATTTACCGCTTCTGGAAAAGGAGTTCTTTGGTTAATAAAACAACAATTATTACATCAACAAGCACCACACGATGAAGCAAATATGGTTGACCCAACCTCACATTTGGTTTCTACAATTCGTCCAGCATCACTAGGATCACTCCCACGGGTAACAAAACATATAAGTGGGGGAAGTGCTATCGGCGGGATCGTTTCTTTATTTGGCGGCACACTCGGAGAACCGAAATCAATAGTTAGTCCGGAGACATTACCTGATGGATTACATGCTTCTAAAAAACAATCTTCATATGGTTTAATAAGAGGAGATACTGCTACAAAAGCTAGAGCACGCTGGGGTGAGAGTTTTGTTCCGAACAATGGTAGTTTATTAGGAAAATTCATGACTGGAATCCTCGGTCACAGTTTCTCAGCAAAACAACCAGACGGTGTAAAATTCGATGAAACCACCAAACAGATATATCGTTCAGACCAAGATAGATATGAAATAGAAATTAACAGCATCAATAAGGTGGACAATTTTTTCCTTTCGAGACTGTCTTTTCCTGAAAATTTACGTCCTTCTTTAGTTAAACATGTTAATGGTGGAAGACGCGGAAATGTTAGCGATTTCCCGGCTAAATTCGTATACAATGTTTACAGTCCTGAATCTGTAGCAACGATGGCGGTTAACCAAATTGAATCGGAAATAATTAATATTCCGAAAGCCGGAGTTGGATTGCTCGATGCTAAATCTTACAAAAAATTCTTAGATGTTCTTGACGAAGATCAAAATTCATTTATCGTTCGATTCAGACGCAAATGGGCTCCAACGGCTATTCAGACTTCTATCAAAGGAAACTTGGGAATTACCGATACCTACAATACCCAAGCCCGATCCTGGATCAACAGCAGATTTTCTGACATGCAAGATGAGAAGTTATATTCCGCGGATTCGGTTATTGAACCGGGAAGAACTTTATCTGACGATGAAGACTTATCCATTCCTGATCTTACCAATTATGCTTCTCCATCATACGAGAAAAAGGTGAGTCCCGATCCGATTGATATCAATTCTAGGTTAGAAAAATTCCGTCAATCTATGATCGCTGGGAACTTGCAAAACACCACACAGCAACTTGGCGATTCTAAACACATACATACATTAAATAAATTCCCGGTTAATTCTAATAATGATCAGTTTATCAAAAAATTGAATGATAAATTGGATTCGTCCTTTTCACCACGAACAAAACCAATAGTTCGAAGTTTAAAAGATATTTCGATAGTAAAGGAAAACAGTCAAATTTATTCAAAAATCGGAACAAGCAAATTACAAGGCGAAGATGATCCTAATACAGTTGGTGTATCGGTAATGAATTCTAATAGTGATAAATATTTGTCATTTGGAAATTATGGAGTAGATAGACAAAAGGCTGGACAAAGTTGTGAATCCCGTATTGATAAATTAAACATGCAAGGGATTATAAAGGCAGAGGACGAAGATCCGGAGTTGCGTGATCTAATCAATTTTTCATTTCTCGATGTTGTTAATAAAAAAATAGCAATTTTCAGATCAACATATAAATCTGTTTCAGATAATGTTACTCCAGAATGGACGGATATTAAATATTTGGGACGTGCTGATCGAGTATATATTTATAGTGGATTAACCAGAACAATCAGTTTTAATTTTAGAGTTTATGCTTCGAGTAAAGCAGAAATGCCAAAGATGTGGCAAAGAATTAATTATCTTTATGGAATGGCATATCCGGCTGCTATAAAAGAACATGGAAAGTTTGGAATAAATATTCCACCATATGTTAAACTGACAATCGGTGATTTATATAAACAACAACCAATATTAATAAATAGTATTGGGCTAATTGTTCCAGATGAGTCTTCTTGGGAAATAGATAAAGGTTTACAATTACCTATGATAGTTGAATTAAATCTTACCACGACATTCTTAGAAAGAGAAACACCAAGAATTGAAAATGCACATTTTGTCAACGCAGAAACTTTATATCCACCCGAACCTGCTTTTGATTATTCAACTCAGCTTGGCCTTAGCAACCAAACATTGGCCAATATAACTTCTTTAAATATATAATATGTCAAGAGTAAACAAAATAATTAAAAAACGATTTGATGGTAAGCCATTCTATGCGAGTCCAAATGTGCCTGTGATTGCTCTTTCAATAGACGATCTTTATATTGTAACTAACCAAGCTACAAAGTTAGATATTCTAGCATATGAATATTATCAAAATCCTGCTTATTGGTGGATTATAGCAAAAGCTAATAATATTGGATTTGGTTATTCTGTTCAAGAAGGGATTCGTTTAAGAATACCAGCGAATATAGGAAAATATATCTAATGACAAAAGTATTTTATCCATTAGCTCCATTTGATAAAATAATCAGAGATGAGTTAGATGACCGTAGATTGAAACGACCTGATCGAACGACTGGCATAGCATATGCTCCAAAGATGGGATGGGCTAGAATAGCATCACTAGCAAAAGTTACTTTCGAAGGTCATCGAAAAACTAAAAACGGATTCATACTCTACAATAATAAAGGATTCGATGACATTTATGGATTCGCCGGAGGAGGCACGCAATCAGGAATATTAGGATATGGAATAGATGGTGAAACACCACACAGGCTATCCGATGTTACGGGATTCATTGATTTAAAAAGAGCTCCTCCAGGAATTTTAAAAATAGATTCAGAACTTCATAGTGGAGAAGGTAAATTTGTTAAAGCTATTTTTTCATTCAGGTGTAATGATCAATTCCAATTGGAATATTTGTCTCCGTTTTTCATGACTCCCGGAGTCACTATTATTATGGAATGGGGATGGGCAGATCGCGCTCCACCATCATTGTTACCATTAAATAGTCACGATAAAATGTTACAATTCAGAGACAATTGGGCATTAGAACAAGAACGAAGATTGGATAATGCTGGAAACTATGAGATGGTGTTTGGAATGATCAACAATTATGACATGGCGCTTCAACCTGATGGCGGATATGAAGTTGAAGTTGAAGTAAAATCATTAGGATATTCTATATATGGCCAATCAAATTCTAATGAAACTGCTGAAAATGAAAAAGAAAATTCAATTGATCAGAAAGCATCAAATATAATTATCAGAAATTTAGATTCCTATATTAATGGAGAAGCTAAACAATTAGGTAACAAATGGATTATCGGAGACAATGACCCACCGCAAAAACGGATACCTTATCCCGAACGACCATTTGAAACTAGAGGATTTTCAGCGAAACAGTTAGAAAGCGGATACACATATCAATCCGACCTAAATGAAACTGATGCTTGGGTTTCCTTTGGGTTATTCATAACTTTGTTAAACAGAGAAAAAGCATTTGATTTTAAAAACGGTGACAAAAACTCCAAAGCATTTAAAATTGATATAACGAATAGCTGGATTTCTGCTTCACCAAATTTAAAATCAACAGATGGCAGTATTTTATTGATTCCAAATCAAAATGCGCCAGCCTTTGCGGTCGAGGGTGATAATATAGAAGCCTTAGATGGTGAAATGCATTTATTACAAGATCGAAAACAATTCCGGTCGAAATTTGAAAAGGCGGACGACGCTCTTGTGAAAGTTAACAGAGCTTTACGAATCAGTAAATTCAAGTCGGAAGCAGAGATGGAATATACTGGTAAATCCCAACGGGTTAATCTATCTACTATAATTTGTCAACGACGATTGCGAGAAGGCGAAGATCCAAAAACATGTGCGTTTCCTGATCCGGACTATGGATATGCGGGACACATTTCAAATTTATATATAAGCAAACGATTAATCGAAGATTCTATGGTTTCTGCTCAATTAACCATTCAATCAGTTTATGATATTTTGCGAAAGATTTCTACTGCTGCAGGGAATATTTGGGATTTTCAACTTCTTGCAAGCAGCGAAAATAAAAATCATGTGGTCATAATAGATATTAATTTTCCCGGATTTGATAATGAAAATAATTTAATAAACATAGATGACCTCAAAGACAAAAATGAATATTATACATTTTCGTCACTCGATTCCAATTCGATTTTAAGAGGCTTGGACTTTTCGGTTACTTTACCTACTGAAATCGGGACCCAAATTATGATGGGTGGTAAAGATTCCAATGTATCACGGGACGATGATAAATTTTTTCAACGGGGATTTTACTTGGACGGAGATAAGCCGAGAAAAATACAAATTGTTGACGACTTTCACCCGTTGAAAGAAAAAAAGAAAACCAATAGAGAACAAGATGTAATCGAAGAACCATCGAAAATCACAGTAAAAAATGATGAAGAATATTACATCGTAAAAGTAGATTCTAACGATAAGAATGTCACAATTCGATTAGCGGAACCAAATTTCGAATTGGTCCAATCCTCAGTATCAAGTGACGATACCCCATTAAATTCAACACGATTTAATGGATTGGTCCAAGGAGTTACCGTTACTCTCACTTTGACCGGAATTTCCGGAATTCGATTTATGGATGTATTTGATATCGGAAATCTCCCATACCCATATAATCCAAACGCAATTTTTCAAGTTAACAATATCAAACATTCATGGAGTAATAATGATTGGACAACCAATATCGAAGCAATGGTCCGTCCTAGACCAAGTATGTTTATAGACCAATGACTTCCATAGAAAAATATATTACATTATCAAAATCACAGTTGGCATTTTTGGATATTGCGAAGTTTCCATCACATACCAAAATAATCCCGACAGCGCAAGATTACAGACGAGGAAGATTTCGAAGAACCTTCTGTTTGTTTATTAGTTCCGGAAGAATTGTAGAAATATTACCCAATGATATCACTCGTTATGTTGATAATATCTTTTTGAAATTAAAAACTGTAAAATGGACTATTTTAGGTCCTGAAACCAGTGTTTATAAAGATGGTATTTTATATGAAGTAGGCGTAACGGAACTGAACCAATTAGTTATTGATGAATTAAAAAATAATGGATTTGAATCTATAGAAACTTTTTTATACCCACTTGATCTGTATAAAAATTAATTATAAATTGACAGTCTAAATTTTGCTATTATACGTAATAAAAGTGCATTATGAAATAATAGAAACTAAAACTGAATTAAGTAATCTTAATAATATACTAGAAACGTGTATATTGCTTATTATTCCAGTTAATTTTAATATACATCCTGTTCATTATAACGTATCTCTAGTATTTATACAAGATAAAAATACAGGTATTATTTATACTATTCCAGTGGACCATTGCGATTTTGAATCGGATATTAAATTCACTGATATTCAGGATCTTTTGCGGGATATGGAAATTATCTCTCTGGATGCTAAGAAAGACTATCATTCCCTTGGCTTCTTCCCCTCCATAGACATCAATATCTTATCGTATAATTCCACTTTGGAGATTTTGGACATATCTTCCACATATTACAACAAACATTATAATTTCTATCGCTACAATTTCCAAAATTTGGGTTGTCCGAACTGTTTTGTTCCCAGCAATCATTTCCTAGAATTGTTCAAGCTTGTGGTAGAATTCACTGATTCCGTTTTGGATGGTGCTGATAATGAATTGGATACATTTTCTTATAAAGGGATGCTTAAAATGAATGAGTTTTTAGCTGAAATTGAGAACTCTGGTATTCAGGTTGACGAAGAAGTTTTTAAGAAAGCATTTGATTCTAAATTTCATTCATCTATAATTGATGGAAAGCTATTTTCGGAATATTCATTATTCACATCTACTGGAAGACCCTCGAATAAATTTGGTGGTATTAACTTTGCTGCTTTAAATAAAAAAGATGACACACGAAAAAGCTTTGTCAGCAGATTCGGTAAAAACGGAATGCTTTTCGATATTGATTTCCAAGCATGTCATCCACATTTAATTGCAAAACTGATTGATTATGAAATTCCTGTTGGCTTGGATATTTACAAATATCTTGGTAAATTTTATTTTAACAGAGATATTACAGATGAAGAAATTGATAAAAGCAAAGCAGTAACTTTCAAGCAATTATATGGTCGTGTCGATAAAGAATTCCAAGATATTCCGTATTTTTCAAAGAAGATCGCATATAATAATCAAATGGTTGAATTTTTCAGAGAACATGGTTTCATTGAAACTCCTATTTTCAAACGCAAATTAGATTCAAAAAACTTTGGTGAAGAAAATGCTGAGAAGATGTTTGCTTATTTATTACAGAGTTATGAGACTGAAGTTAATTTAATTAAGTCCGGTAAGATATTAAATATTTTAAAAGGCTATCAGAGTAAAGTGATATTATACACTTATGATAGTTTTCTTATTGATTTTTGTAAGGATGATCCAAAAGAATTGATCGTTCGTATTAAGAATTCTTTGGAAGCGGATGGTATGCCTGTTTCTATTAAGGTCGGGGCAAATTTCAAAACCCTTAAAAAAATAGAAGTATAATACTTATATTTATGGATTATAAAGATTTTATAGACATGATTTTGTTTGAGATAAATGCAGATGAACGTATTAAAGATGGTTCAGTGGATATGACTAATTCCGGTCATTTATCGATTGTTAGAGAATATGTAACTCGACATACAGATCAAGAATTTGCCACTGCGCTTATGGATAGTGTTTTGGATGAAGGAAATTATCCAGAACGACAAGCGTATAATGAAAATGGTGTTTTGGTTACTTTTCCAGATTCAGAGAGTAAGAAAGCAGCTATTGAGCGTGGGTCCCACTTTGAGAATTCCCCAACAGGTGCTTCTGATTCCAGTGACGAAGAAGATCCCGAGAAAGAAGATACTCAAAGTATGTTTTCGACTATTGAAACTCCTGAACAATCGCATGAACGCCATAAACAGGAGAAAAAAATGATTCCGAACGGCACTAATATTACTCCTGATGATATAAAAATTGTCAATACCAATAAAAGTTCTAAAGAAACGCATCAATTATATGATATTCTCAGATCCATTAAAACTTCAAAAGATGATGATGATATAGCAGATGTTCAAGGTGTAGAAGGCGAAGGATTTCAATTAGACGAATTGCATCCAACTGTTTTGTTTGCATTATCCGAAAAATGGGTATTTGATCATTCCGGCGATTGGTATGATGAAAATGGCAAATATAAAGGTGATACAGACCTTAGAGGACAAGTTCATCCATCAAAACAAGATGATAAAGACAAGATGTTGCAATGGATAGATGACTACGAAAAACGAGCTAAAGGCATGGAACTTCCCGATGAAAAATTGTAATTTCTCATATTTATATATAGAATAAATTATTATAAATTGACTATTAACTTAGGTTATCATATAGTGGTAACTTAAACATTAAAAAATGAGGAATACAAAATATGAATATAGATGCATTGCGAAAGCGCTTGGGTGAAATAACAAGCAAAAATAAACGGAGCAATATGCTCTGGAAACCGTCAAGTGGTAAACAAACTGTGCGGCTTGTCCCGTATAAAAAAGATCCGGAAAATCCCTTTGTGGAATTAAAGTTTCACTATAACTTAGGTGGGAGAACTTATTTGTCTCCTTCTACTTATGGACATAAAGATCCTGTGGTTGACTTCGCTAATAAAGTGAAAGGCAGCGGAGATAAAGATGATTTTAAAATTGCTATGGGATTATTCCCAAAGTTAAGAGTCTATGCTCCTGTCATTGTTCGTGGTGAAGAAGATCAAGGTGTAAGATTTTGGGGCTTTGGAAAACAAGTCTATCAAGCTCTTCTTGGAATTGCCGCAAACGAAGATTATGGTGATATCACAAGTTTGGATAATGGTAATGATATTATCGTTCATTATAAGCCAAAAGAAGAAACAGGAAAATCATTTCCTGAGACTGAAATTCTTCCGCGTCCGATAAAAACACCAGTTGGAGGTGATGAATTAATTGAGGCCATTCGAAATCAACCTGATATTACAGATATCTTTGACGAACCTTCATTTGATGAGTTGAGCGAAGCTCTTAGGAAATACTTAAATCCTGAAGATGATGAACCTGGTTCCGGAGAACCTGAAACCAGTGTTCCGGCTTCTAAAGAAGTAGCAGATGATGTTGCTAAATCTGAGTCGGTTGCTGAAAAAGAAGCAGCTCCAAAAACTGCTAAAGTAGCTGATTTCGATAGGTTATTCAAGACGTAATTTTATTCGTTTTTAATTAAAACGCACAAGGGGTATGGAGCAATCACTCCATACCCTTTTTTTATTAAATCTTCAAAGAAAGAGTTTATGGCAAAAAGTAAAAAAGTTGAATATGATGCTGATGGTGATTCTGACAAATTAGTAAATGAATTAGCCGCAATTATAAATAAATCCGCCAAAAATGGCGTGAATGTAGCATTTATTCTTGGTGATGAATCCAATGATGATCCATCAAAAATTATTGATTGGGTTCCAAGTGGAAACGATGCGTTAGATTTAGCAATGGCTAATAGACCAAATGGTGGTTATCCTGTTGGTAGAATAACTGAGATTACCGGACTTGAGGGATGCGTCACGGAAGATACGGAAATCGATGTTATAATAGATAATCCAACCAAAATAAAAATTAAAGAAGTTGAAAAATTACTTCGAGACGGAAAAACTGTTTCCGTTAGAACATTGAACGGCGAATATACCAACATATCAAAATATATTGACAAAGGTATTTTGAAGACATATTTAGTTACATTGATAACTGGACAATGTATAAAAGTATCTAAAGAACATAAATTTTTTACAAATGTCGGTTGGGTAATGTGTGAAAATTTGAAACCGAAAACACATTCTGTTTTGTGTGACAATGGCGACTATGATTTAATAAAATCAATTAGTTATATTGGAGATTTTAAAATAGTTGATATAACGGTAGATCATCCTGAACATTGTTATTTTGGAAATGGTATGCTTAATCATAATTCTGGGAAAACTCTATTAGCAATGCATGCTCTTGCAGAAACCCAAAAGAAAGGTGGTGTAGCTGTGTTCATTGATACAGAATCATCTTTGGATATTAATTTCGTTGAAGCAATTGGAGTAAATTCTCATAAACTTCTTTTGTTGGAATGTGACCATGTAGAAGAAATATTTGATAATATAGAGGAATTGATAGCAAAGGTCAGATTAGCTAACAAAGATAGGCTATTGACCATTGTAGTTGATTCTGTGTCAGCTGCTTCATGTATGGCAGAGTTGGAGGCGGATCATGGAACTCAAGGTTACGCTACACAGAAAGCTATCATTATTTCTAAGGCTTTAAGAAAGATTACCCAAATGATTTCTCGTCAACGAATTTGTTTGATTTTCACTAATCAGCTTAGACAGAAAATAGGTGCAATTTTTGGCGATAAATGGTGTGTAGATCCATTTACAACAAAAATTAAAATACGATATAAAGTGTAATTTTTTCTCCAGTTGTTGTATACTTATCTATATGAATACACTACAACAGGAAGAAACGGACTTAATATTAAAATATTTTGATGTTCATCATTATGAACATAAATGTAGAATTAAAATAAAGTTATCAATTAAAAAACATTTCATAGCCGGAAAGGCCACCCTATTTAAAACAAAGGGTATTAACAATAGCAAACAACCTTTTACACCTGCGAACAAGGAATATTATGATTACTATTTTGGTTGGGATGATGAAATAGAGTTGCTTTATAATTTGAGAAAGAAACTTTATACGATGTATAGACTCTATAACTGGTACATTTCGAATTTTGAAATTGAAAATAATATTAAAAATCGAATATTATTTCAATTGGAGACGATGCATATAAACAATTCTAAAGGATTAATTGATCATTATTCTTCCGCAGAGGGGTTAGAAACAAAAAAGAAATTGAAAAAGCGAAATGATAAGTGGGTTCCTATAACTGCTGAGATAAATAGGGGTCTTTGGAAGAATGATGGCTGGAAACGGGATGAGATGGATCGACGGAAATCAACGGGTCATTATAAAAATGTGTCTGAAAAGTTGCACGATTTGCATAATAATGATTTAGATTTTAAAAAACGATTTGGTGAGTTAATGCGATCCCCTGATAGAATTAAAAAAATATCAATATCATCGAAGAAAATGTGGGAACGTGCTAGGATTTATGACAAAGATTTGTATTATAAGATGGTCAATTCCGCTAAAGGGAAAAACTATGATGTGGGGGGGATAAAAATGAATCGGATTGAATATGAAATAGCACAATTATTGAATGATCTCAATCTCAAATGGAAATATGAAAAGGTTTTTTCGTTTTTTAAAAATACATATTTGCCTGATTTTTATGTGGAATCACTTAATATGATAATAGAATGTTACGGTGACTTTTGGCATGCTAATCCGAAACTTTTTAATGCCACGGATACCACACACAAAACAATTGAAGCAAAAACAGTTTGGGAACGGGACAAAAGACGGAAAGAAGACTTTCGTGAAAATGGATTTGTTTTTTTAAATTTTTGGGAAGGTGATATAATAAATAATTTAACAATGATAAAAGGAATAATTAATGAATACAGTAAATGAATATATAGAAGAAGAAATTTCTTTATATGAATTCTCCAAGAGGTTTTTAAACAACGAAAACTTCTCCACTCCACGTGTATATGATATAACAGATCTGGGTATAGAAGTTGAGTCTGTGGAAGGATTTAAACTAATAAAATCTTTTTTGGTAAAAGAGTCGGTCAATCATCATTACACAGATGGAAAACTAAATGGCACGAATAAACATAGAGTTATTGAAAATGACACTGAGATATTTTTGGAAGATCATCCCGACTTTAGAAGGGTGGATTCAAGTATGAAAGTATGTGATATAGAAGTGGAAGGTGAACGATATATTGCAAATGGTAGACTCAATCACAATACGACTAGTGGGGGTAAAGCTATGGCATTTCACTCATCGATCAGAATTAGAATGTCAAAGATCAGTCAGATTAAAGATACTCGCGGAAATATTATTGGGTTTAAATCGGTTGCTAAGGTCATCAAAAATCGCCTTGGTCCTCCAATGCGCAAGGCGGAATTTGATTTGTTTTTTGATCGTGGTATGGATAATTACGGAAGTTGGTTTAATACTCTCCAGGACGAAAAAATTACAAAAGCTGCAAAAACTAAAGATGCAAAAGCGAAGTTGTTGGAAAAAGATCCTGATGCTTTGAAGGATTTAGTTGAGTGTCCAGGTTTAGGAAAAAAGATTCAGTTTTTAGCATTGAATGGCAAAACATATGAATTTAACAAAGCTAATTTTATAAAGATCCTCACAGCAACTCCGGATCTCAAACAAGAACTTTATGAAAAAATTTGTAAAGCTAAAATAATGATTTATAAAGATCAATCGGAATGTTCACCAGATGAACTTATTTATGAAACCGAGGATGAATAAATATTCTTGGCCATTAAATGTATCGAATTTTACGTGGCGAGATAAATTAAAGCTCGCCATGTTTTTTCTCCGCGATCATAGATGGACGATGGGATCGCATGTTCGAAAATTCGAAATGGAATTTGCTAAATATGTTGGTTCTGAATATGCCGTGTTTGTGAATAGTGGATCATCTGCTAATACTATGTTGGCTGGAATGATTAGAGACGGAGTTGGGGATTATAGAAATGTTGTAGTTTTACCGTCAATAACTTGGCAGACAAGTTGTGTGCCATGGATTCGTGAGGGATTCAAGCCCCAGTTTATTGATATCAGCATGCATGATCTTTCGATTGATTTAAAAAAGCTTGAACAGTTTCTTAAAACAGATGCAAATGAGGTTGCTTGTGTATTTGTTACATCATTGTTAGGATTTACACCTGATATACAGAAATTAATTGATCTTGGTAAAGAATACAATGTAAAAATCATGATGGATAATTGTGAAAATATATTTGGGGAATATTTGGGAATAAATATATCTTCATTTTTTACTTCGACTACATCTACATATTTTGGACATCAAATTCAAAGTATTGAAGGCGGATTTGTTTTCACTAATGATGAAGAAGAATATAAACAATTTTTAATGCGTAGAAACCACGGATTGGTTAGGTCATTGCCAGCATCACAAATATATGAATATCAAAATAGTAAAGTAGATTCGTCTTTTGATTTTTATTGTTTAGGATCGAATTATAGAAATTCTGAAATACATGCGTTGATAGGGCGTCTGGATTTTAAACGGATTATTGGATATTCAAAAAAACGATCTTATTTATATAGGATTTTCAAAGAAAATTTGAATAATGAATTTTTCTTGCCTGAAAGTCGGGAACTCTATAAAGATGTTCCATTTGGGTTGCCGGTTATATGTAAGACAAAACAGAAACGGGATAAACTAAAAAGATTACTTGAAAATAATAGTATAGAAACTAGACCGCTTATTTCCGGATTTTTGGGATATCAGACTTGTTATGAGAAATATTTTAAAAATATAGGTGATTTTCCAAATTCACTTATTTTGCATGATCAGGCATTCTATGTTGGATTACATACGAAGCTTACTGAATCCAAAATACAATATTTGGTAAAATTATTGAATGAAAATAGTTGATAAGTTATTATAAATTGACAGTAACATTATTATGAAATAACATAATTGTATGAAACAAACTCAAAAAAGTAGATTGTTTTCTTTGTTTACGGATTTGGAAAACGAAGTTGATACCAGAACGGAAAAATCTATTGATAGTGACATTCTTTTAATTGATGGAAACAACACTTATATGAGATCGTATAGTGCTGATCCATCTTTAAATTTGGATGGTGAGCATGTAGGTGGAATAAGTGGATTCTTTCGAAGTATTGGATATGCTATAAAGATGATTCAGCCAACTCGATGTATAATTTTGTTCGATGGGCATGGTGGATCAAAAAGAAGACGAGCGATTTATAAAGAGTATAAAAATAAACGGAAAGTAAAAGTAAGATTAAACAGAGTTTATGAAGATACCACTTCCAAGGAAATTGAACAACAAAGTATTTTGAAACAGATGCAAAAGGTTGTTGCTCTTTGTCAACGATTGCCGGTCACTATAATGGCTATTGATAATATTGAAGCTGATGATGCAATTGCGTATTTGGCTAATGAAGGATTCTCTAACGATAAAACTGAAACGGTGACTATTATGAGCACCGATAAAGATTTTTATCAATTAATAAATAGTAAAGTCAAAGTTTGGAGTCCAACGAAAAAGAAAATGTATGGAACCAAGGAGATATTCGACGAGTTCGGCATACAAGCCAAGAATTTCATTTATTATAAGATATTGGAAGGCGATCCATCAGACAACATTGGTGGTGTAAACGGTGTAAAATTAATTACCGCGAAGAAGACAATTCCGATCCTTTGTGAAGAAAGAAAACTTACATTGAGTGATTTGATAGCTCATATTGATGATTGCAAAAATGAAAGTTTAAAAGCTTATCAGACATTGGCAAACAGTATTGATATTATTAAAAGAAATTATACTTTGATGCAGTTACGGGATGCTGATATACCTTCGTTTTGTAAATTGAGTATAGTGGAATGTTTGAATAAACCTGTCCAATCTATTAATGCGTATGAGTTTACTGCATTATTAAAAAAATACGGAATGCTCAATACATTTCAGAACCATCATGTGTGGTTAAAAGAAGTGTTTGGTCCTTTGAATTTTTATAGTAAAAAATACTTGAAGGTTTAGTGGTATATATGATAGATTGACGTAATGACAGATTTGAACACAGATGTAATCGATACTTTAAAGAAATTTGGCGCATCATTTCAGAGTAAGTGTATAGCTGCTCTTTTATTTGATAAAGAATTTCTTGATCGAGTATTTGATATTGTTCATGATGATTTTTTTGATTCCGAATCCAATAAGTGGATTGTTAAAATAATTTGTGAATATTATATAAAATACAAAACCCTTCCCACTTTAGATGTTTTTAAGCATAAGATCGAAGAATTAGAAAATAAAACTTTTGAAGAAGATATTATAAATAGTTTAAAAATTATTCATCAAAAGTTAGAGGCGGAAGACTTAAAGTATATTAAAGAGGAATTTTTAGAGTTCTGTATAAATCAGAATCTTAAAGGAGCCATTTTTAAATCCGCTGATCTTTTGAAGCTTGGAGCATATGAAGAAATTAAAGTTATAATCGATGATGCCTCAAAAGCTGGGATGGAGAAAAACGATGGTCATGATTATTTAACAGGAATCGATGAACGATTAAGTGATGATTGTAGAGATGCTATTCCTACTAATTTTGAATGTATTGATTCATTGATGGATGGTGGATTAGGACCTGGAGAACTTGGGGTTGTAGTCGGAGCTGCTGGTTCTGGAAAGTCGTGGTTTTTAACTAGACTTGGAACCGAAGCATTAAAACAGAAACGAAATGTAATCCATTTTTCATTGGAGTTGATGCAGAAATATGTTGGTCGCCGTTACGATTGTTGTTTTACAGGAGTAAATTTTCAAGATATTGCTGATCACAAAGAGGATGTGGTTCATGCTCTTAAAGATATTGAATCATTTTTAAAGATTAAATATTTCCCTGTAAAAGCCGCAACCGCTTTAACTTTGAAAACTTATGTTGAACGAATTCAGTTATTAACTAATCAGAAAGTTGATTTGCTTATTGTAGATTATGCTGACATTCTTCGGCCAATGGTATATGGAAAAGGTGGTGACACTTATACTGATGCGGGAAATATTTATGAAGAACTCCGAGGAATTGCTGGAGAGCTTGAGATTCCAATTTGGACTGCATCGCAGGGAAATCGATGTCTCTGTTTGGAAACTGTTGTTTGTGAACAAAATAAGAAAAATATAAAAATCAAAGATTTGGTGGTTGGGGATAAAATATTAACTCACGCAGGATATAAAATTGTAACTAATATTTTCCCACAAGAAAAAAAACCTGTATATAGAATAAAATTAAAAAGTGGTAAATTTATAGATGTTTCGTCTGAACATCGTTTTCCAACAAAATATGGAAAAATGAAATCAATTGAAAGCGGTTTAGGGATTGGAGATAAATTATTTACAAAAAAGTGAAGATTTTTGTGATGCTGTCCATATTTATTGATATGGAACTATATTTTAAATCGCTTAGTCATTTTTTATCAAGAAAAAACATGAAAGAATTAAATACATATTTTACATGGAATGTTTGTAGAAATTTATGTAAGTTATATAAAATTTATGATAAAAATACATTAACTAATAAAAAATATTGTATGCTTAAAACATTGATAATAAATGATGTTAGTGAACATTGTTGGGTTGAATTGTTCGGCCGAAGTAATTGTTTAAAAAATGATTCTTGTTCATTGAATGGGTTGATATTGAAATATGGTGATTTTCTTGGAAATAAATTATTTAAAAAAAGACAAAAATCTGTAGCCTTGACTGAAAAAAAATGTATAGAAAAACATGGATATGGTTATTGGGAAAAATTAAATTTGTCTAAAATAAGTAATTTGGGATTGACTGGATATATTGAGAAATATGGGAAAAAAGAAGGAACTAAACATTGGAATTCGTATATTTCTAAGTGGAAACGCGGAATTGAACAAAAGAAAAAGCAAGGATGGAAAAATGGTAGATCATTACGTGAATATCAACAAAAATATGGAATTAAAGATGGATATAATAGATGGAAAAAACCAATAGATAAAAGAAAATATACATTATCTTTAGATGGATTTGTTGATCGATTTGGATATACGTTGGGAAGAGAAAAATATTTTAAACATATAGATAAAATGATTCAAAATTGTCGCGGAAAAAGCAAATCATATAGTAAAATTTCCCAAGAACTTTTCGATAAAATTTATGATATATTGTCAGATGACTATAAAAGTATGGTAAAATATTATACATTAACTGGCGAAGAAAAATTTATAGTTGATCATGTTCCGAATATAAACACACAAATAATTTATGTTGATTTTAAATGTGGGAATGTTATAATAGAATTTGATGGAGATTATTGGCATAAATCTATGGAACGACAACAAAATGATAGATCACGAGATGATTTTTTAAAATCAAAAGGGTATAGGGTTATTAGAATAAAAGAAAAACAATATAGAAAAAATGCTGATGAAGTATTAAATGAATGTGTAAATTATATAAATAAATGGTCATAAAAGAACATAAATTAGACAATAATGAGTTTGAATTGGATGAAATTGAATCTATTGAATTATTGGGAGACAGAAAAACCTTAGATATAATGGTTGATGACATTCATATGTTTTTTGCTAATGATATTTATACTCACAACAGTTCAGCAGTTTCAGAAATTATTGAAGCGGATGGTGTTGCTGATTCATATAGAAAAGTAATGACATCTGATTTTATTATGTCATTGAGTAGACGAGTCGAGGACAAACGGAAGGATACTGCAAGATCTCATATTATGAAAAATCGATTTGGAGCGGATGGAATGACCTTCCCGACTCACTTTGATGCTTCGTGCGGTGATATTAAAATATATGAACCAAGCTCACCAGAAGGTTGTGAGGTTTTCGCTAGAATGAAATCTGAGGGAGATGGGAAACAAACCAGATTGAGAAATCTTTGGGAAAAAGCAGAAAATGAAAAGGATTTAGGGTAAATCTTATATTTATAAGTGAATACTAAATTCCAAATTCCAAATTTTCAGTTATGGTTTCCCCAGATATTTTATACGTTACGATTGCTTCAGCAATTTCTTCCCTTCTTACCGCGTTTTTTACCTATTTGGGTGTTAAGAAGAAAGGTCTATCAACAAGCTTTACTTCGCTCTTAGAAGCTAATGAAAGTTTTCGCAATGAAGTTCGTGCAGATCAGGAGAAAACTAGGGCTGAATGTGAAACTTTACGATCATTACTCACTGATGTAGAAGAACGATATAAATATTCCGTTGATCAAATCGCTAACTTACAACAAATAATTATTGACTACCAATCAAAAATAGTCGAACTTAAGAATACAATTGATACTTATCAAACTGAGATTTTGGTTTTGAAATCCGTTATTGATGATTATAAAATTGAAATACAGAAATTGCAAAAAGAATTAGAAATTCTAAATACAAATTGTGGAAAAAAAGAGTTGACAGACTCAGAGTGATAATATAATATTATTTAATGTCAGAATTTGTAGATACTAACAGAGTTTCTTTGCGTAAAATCAATAATATTATAGCTAAAGATTTTATTGTCAAAAATCACTATAGTCACTCGTGGACAATGTGTAGTCTAGCGATGGGTATCTTTTATTCATCAGACGAGGAAATGGATTTCTTCGAAGATGTAAAAGAAGAATTGATTGGTTGTGCTGTATTTGGGAATCCTGTTGGTCGGTCCGCTGCTGCTTCTCTTAGTCCTGAACTTAATATTAACAATGTGTTTGAGTTGACAAGATTATTTATTCATGATGGATATGGTAAAAATATTGAAAGTTATTGTATTGGTCAATCTCTTCATTATATACGATCTCGTTTACCGAAGATAAAAGCAATCATGTCGTATTCTGATCCTGAACAAGGACATGTCGGGACAATTTATAAAGCTACAAATGCTTTATATCAAGGAAATGATATTGCATTAATGCCTAATTATTCAGTATCACTTGTAAATGATCCGTATGATTGGTTACATTCAAGAACGGTGTCTGCTAGATATGGAACACATAATGTAGCAAGATTAAAGAAACTTATCGGCAAAACCTTTTATAGAAAGAAGGAAACCTCTAAACACAGATACCTTTGGATTACTGCTCGGACGAAAAAGGAACGGAAGAAAATATTGTCTACATTAAAACATAAACCACTACTATATCCTACGACAGCTATTGATGATAGTGAGATTGAGGAAATAACAGTGGACGAACAGGTAACATCTTTCTATTAAATGAAGGAAATTTGGTTATTGACATATTTATATTTATATGAAAAATGTCGCTAAATTCAAAAAAGTTATTCGGCGCTTAGTAACTGAACAAATAAACACCGATAGATATTTGGTTCAGGAGTTGGATGATATTGATGCTTCGTTAAAGAAGTTAGATAAAAATTATAGAGCCTTGATTAATAATTCCTTTTCTCGCGTGGTGTTGGATGATGGGCACAATGGGTTAAAGTTTGATATTCAACTTTATCCAACGAGATTGTGTCCAGTCGAGGGAACTTACATTTATGACATGAGAGCGTATTTCCATAATTCAGATAGAATTTACAAAAAAGGTCTTCATGTGGAAGATATTAAGAACTTTATCAAAGACGAATTAAGCGATCTTATCGGTGATGATAGTTCATATCAGAAAAAAGCGCTTGATAAGGGAAAACGTCCGTATAAAAATTCCAAGGATCATGAAGAAAAAGATGATTTAAAAGAAGATGATACTGATCAAATGGATGAGGTCAAGAAATTCAAGAAACAAGATGAATTTAGTCCAGAAGATTTGGCTGAAATAAAATTAGAAGAAATGGGTTCTAGTTTGGGGCTAGACGAACTTTGTGATAAAATTGAAAATTCTATTTGGGGAGCAATTAAAAGAGAAGGTGAATCCACTCATCAAAAAACGGCCAAAGCTGAACATGATGTAAGCGACACATCTGCTAAGAAACATGGTCATGTCTTAACAAAATCGAAACGCCGGAAAGCTAAGACCAAAAAGATTGAAGAGAAATCAAAAGGAACGGAACATTCTGATAATATTAATGTGACACCTTCCAAAGTTGGAACTCCAAAGGTAAAAGACTTTACGGATGATAAGCGTAAAGCGGCAAACGAATCTAAAAAAAAAGTTAACTGAGGGATTTATAGATCGGTTTGCGGCTGGTATTAAAGGCGGAGTTGCTGGTGGTAAAGAAGCTTTAAAACATAAGTTGGCGAAATACAAAGCATCAGGTGATGCTATCAAAGCTAAAGCATTTGGAAATAAGGAAAAATTGAGTCAAGCTAGATCCCAAGAGAAAAAATTAGCTGACAAGGAAAGATTTCGTTCGGGAGGAAAAACAGGAAAACGAAGTGTTTATCGTGCTGGGAAAGACAAATCTGCTGCTGTTAGTTTAGTATCTGCTTATTCGAAAAAGATAGATAAAAGCTTTGATTCCTTTAAACAAAATATGTCTAAAGCATTTGGGTTAGAAGAACCAAAAATTGTTCCCTTTTTACATGGGATTGGATTAACTGATCAAGCAAATTCTTTGGTTAAAATGACTGATGTAATTAATGCTATGGCGAGGGTTAAAAATAGTGCATTAATGAGAGAAGGTATATGGGATCGTGGAGTCGCTGCAGCAAAAGGAGTTGGTTCAGGAATCAATACCGTAAAGAAGAATTTACAAGGTAGAGATACCGACGTTCAGAATCCAAAGGTTCAAGCTAAAGTGAGAAAAGCTGAAGTTTTGTTTGGGATTTTCAAGGATAATTTGCTAAAAATTATCGCAAATATGGAAACTGATTTCACGAAATTAAATTTCCAAGACAAACGGTTTCAACAAATTCCTTCGAAATTAACCGCTATTGTTAACTCACTGTCTGCTACATAAAAACATTGACATTCTATAAAAAGTAATCCATCTTTGGTGGATGAAAGTAATTGAACGAACAAGTGATGTCGTAGAGATGGTGGGCGACATTACGCCCAAAGAGTTTACAATTAAAGCTTCGGCTAAAAGTTTCAGGATTTTGTCACAAGGACTTTATTCTGATCCGATTCGCCCAGCAATTAGAGAATTGGCTACGAATGCCTGGGATTCTCATATAGCCGCTAAAAATACCGATACACCATTTGAGGTTCATGCTCCATCGTTAGCAGAACCTCATTTTTGTTGTCAAGATTTTGGAGTAGGAATGAGCCGAAAGGAAGTTGATTTGATTTATACGACTTACTTTGAATCTACTAAGGTTGAAAGTAATGACTATAATGGGTGTTTGGGATTGGGTTCGAAAACTCCACTTTGTTATTCTGACACTTTCACTGTGGAAAGTATTCAGTCCGGAATTAAAAATTGTTATATCTGTTACCTTGTGAACGGTAGACCAATGATAGCGCCGGTTTCGGAAGAGGCGACAAACGAACATTCGGGGATGAAAATTTCCTTCGCGGTTAAAGAAGATGACATTCCGAAGTTTAGAAATGCTATCGGAAACATTTATTCATTTTTTAAAATTAAACCTAAATTGTTAAATGGTGCGAAAATTAACATGGAGTCGAAGAAATTTCAAGTTATTACACCAACATATAAATTTGGTCGAGAAAAGCTTGTTCATCAATACGGTGATATTTCCGGTAAAATATTTGTGGTAATGGGTAATATTTCCTATCCTATTTCAATTCACCAATTATCTTCTACTCATAATTTGGGTTGGATTGTCAATTGTGGGGTTGAGTTTGATCTTCCAATTGGATCTGTGGAAATCTCTGCCAATAGAGAATCCATTCATTTTGATGATCGTTCTCAGAAAAACATTGTAAATCGGTTATTGGAAATCAAGGAAGATGTAACGAAAAAAATTCAGAAAGAGGTAGATTCGCTGGAAACCTATTGGGATGCGGTTGAATATATTTCTGGTTATGATGAGTTTGCTGTAAATTGGTCATTCCGTAGCGCGGTATTAAATCAAATGACCTATAAAGGCCGAATAATCCAAACTTCAGTTGATATTTCATCATTTGATACAGATGAACCAAAAAAACATTCCAATTATGGAGATTATGCTTATAAATATAAATTGAGAACATTTACCTCGAAGAAAGGCAGAAGCAAATCACAATATATTGGTAGTTTATCTCTCACTAAAAATACAACATTTGTTCTCAATGATTTGCCGCGTGGTGGTGTTTCAAGATGTAGATATTATGCTAATAGTAATCCAGAGAAAACGGTGGTTGTTATTAAAGATGATAATGATTCAAAACTTGTTGATCTAAGTGATAATATATTGTCTATATTAGAATATCCAGCGGATAGAGTATTAACTGCTTCTGAAATGCCTAAACAGGTCGTTAAAAAACGGATATCCAATATAAAGAAAAACACATTTGAGGAAAAGCTGTTTCACACTTATCAAGGGGAAAGTAACAGTTCACATACATATTCTCGATATCGCCGAAATCGTGTTACATATGATTACTGGTCCTCTGAAACCGTGGATATTACACAAGGCACCCATATCTATGTTTTAACTTCTGGCGGCGAAGTTTTACCTCATTCATGTAAAACATATAAAGACGCGGTAGAATGTAATAAAGGGTATACGATACGAAACAGCCAGTTTGAGAATATTGCTAATGTGTTGAAACGAATTTCTACAGAACGGTTAGAAAAGAAATTTAGTGCGAAGGATGGATTAACACTATGGGGAAAGTATAAAATATTCGGTATTAACTATTTCAAATCCAGATGTGTTATCGAAAGAAAAAATTGGATTAATTTATATGACTTACTAGATGCTACTTGTTCAAAGTATGTTAGAGATAACAAAGATAAATATTTGGAATGTAGAACGCGGGATCTTGCATTTACCCCAGTTGATAGATCCGAATTAAATATGTTGTTCGAATTGTTTCCTGAACAGGAAGACCTAAAGACATTACATACGGATTTCAATAAATGGAATTTGTCTGGAGATGAACGACGAAACTTTTATAACGATTTTCAAGTCCACTTAACAAACAGTAAATGTGATATCGATGATGATCTTGCAACCCTAACGGTAGAAGACCGTAATCAGATCATACAGAATGTTTATAATAACTATCCAATGCTTAGTCCTTATCCATCTATAGATATGAAGAAAGACTATGTGACAAATATAACAACAAGTTAAAATATGTTATTATAGATTGACAATTAACCACTACAATAATAAATTATAGAGAATGAAAGCAATTATCAACAAAAATTCAATCGGTATATTCATCAACAATTCACTTGAGAATGTTACCTCTGACCATCCACATTATCGTGAGATAGTGGAAGCGGTGAAGAAAAATGACGAACCTGCTGTATTAGATTTTATGGATGTTCGATCTAAATGGGCAGTGAGCGGTATCACAGAAAAAGAGGGAATAATTTACCTTTATGATGAAATGCTTGAAAATGAGTTAACCAAACGAGTTTTCGAATTACGAGATCAAGGATTTGATACTAGAAACATGATTCGGTTCCTTCAGAATTTACATGAGAACTCATCTAAGAGAGCAGTTGATGAATTATATCAATTCTTAGAACTCTTCTCTTTACCAATCACCGAAGACGGTTGTTTCCTCGCATATAAAGCAGTGACAAATGATTACATGGACATTTACAGTGGAACCTTTCGTAATATGGTTGGTGACAAACCTTCGGTTCCTAGAAATACGGTTGACGAAGATAAAGAAACACCATGTTCTAAAGGTCTTCATGTTGGTGCTATTGGTTATGTGAAACGGTATGGTGGTGTTAGTGAACCACCAACATCTGAAAACCGAGGGAATCGTGTCATGATTGTTAAAATCAATCCAAGAGACGCGGTTTCTGTTCCGCTTGATTCACATCATGAAAAATTGAGAGTGTGTGATTATGAGGTTGTTTCTGAAATGACCGATTATGATGCAGTTCTTGGGAACGCAGTGTATACGGCAGATGCAGAAGAAGTGGAACCAATCAATGAACCGGTCGTAAAAGTAGAACCGAAAGTTGTTATTGACGAAAATGATGATTCAATGTATTTTGATGGAAAGCGTGACGGTAAATTAGATGTCGCGGCTGGTGTGAAATATGAAAACCCAATCGGGAAATCAAAGAAGTATGTTAGAGGTTATAAAAACGGCTATCAATACTAATAAATTTAAATAAAAAATAAAGGATAATAAATGAGAAATTCAGCAATTAAGAACTTAACTTGGCCAACATCGTATTTCACGATTCAGGATATTCAGAACGAACATCCAAAGGCGAAGAATATTACGATACGATTTCGAATCAATCGCGCAATCGAAGATAACAAGATTACTTACATCGGTAAGAATCCCACTTCAGTCGGTAGACCGACAATCGTGTTCGCGCCAGTTCCCGTTGAAGAATCCGTGTTACAAGCGGCATCTGACGGTGGTGTGATGATTGACGAAGCGTTTGAAGATAAAATTATAAAGGTTGCTAAGGTAACATCTACTGTAAATACTACAGAAGAAGCCGAAGTGTCAGCCACTTCAACTGTTTCCGAAAAATCTTCCGTATAACAATTCGTTTGTTTAGTTAACAGGGGAGAGTGGATTTTGTCCACTCTCCCTTTTTTTTATACCCATATTTATTACTATGTTAAAGTCGGTAGAAATTCTGCGGAAATCGAATACATTCGTTATAATAAAAGCATTTAATAAATATCTCTGTTACGAAACATGTATGGGAAGTATTGTTAAGATAAATGGTCAAGCCGCAGTTGGATCAATCAATCGAATTTCATCATTGATCCCGTTTTTAAAAAGAAGAGATAAAACTCAACAGTTTAAATTATTTTATTACGAACCAAATTTGTTAGAAGGTTTGTCCCAAGCCCCGCTTCCTGCTGTGTTGAGAGGTCGCAGGCAAACAATATTTGAAATGAATGAAGGTCAACCATCGTTGGTTTCATTAAAGCATTATCCACGCTATGACATTATTGTTCGCGGACCGAAAATGTATTATTGTATTGAAGCTGGGGGGAATTATTTTCTATATGATGATGATTTCGGAAATCCGCTTCAAGCTGATATCACTGATGAAACTGGTAATACATACTTTGTCAATGCAAAGACGAAGGCGAACACTTTAAAGGTCATCAACAGTCTACCAACTTTAGCAGTGGTTTACAGTTTAGCGGTAACAAACAAAGGATTGGTTAGAGGTAATCCTGAACTGAGACGATATGTGACTAGGAATGCTAGAGTTGCTTTGGATGCTACAAAACAGGAGAAGGCTACCGATCCTACAAGGGCGTCCATTAAAAAAAGAACAATCCAACAGAAAAAGATTGAAAAGTTGAGCAACCCATGATAACTTGGAGTCTATGTTTGAAACTTTTTTCGAAGAACCTGAAGGTTTAACTGAATATGATGAATACCGCGAAGGGATTTTAAAAAATCTCAATAACTTGAAAAGCATGGATGTAACCGAACATGTGTTTTATAAGAAGCATCATGAGGTCCAGAATTATTTAAGTTTTGCCAATCAATCGGATATTGTAAAAGCTAAGATTTGGCGACCAATTGATATTTTTAATAAAGAACAAACTGTTAAGGAAATTGAGGATCTAGAACCAGAAATTATTTTTGTTGATCCAACAAATGAACGATTGTCTATTGATTGGTTAATGATTAGAATTTTTGTTCATATGATGCCATTTGACCAGACTCCAGGTCGGTTTTTAAAGTTTTTAATTAGAGATAAAAAGTCCGAACAATATTTAGGAGCTACTTCGGTATCAAGTGATGTTATCAGTATTAATGTTCGTGATAAGTATATTGGTTGGACTTCAAAAGATAAATTACAAGATGGTAGATTAACTAATTCTGCTATTGGAAGTTGTATTATGTCAACACAACCATTTGGGTATAATTTTCTTGGAGCGAAATTAGCTGCTTCACTTGTGGTATCATCTGTTATTAGAGATAAATGGCAAGAATTATATGGTAGTAAACTTGCGGGAATGACAACGACAAGTCTTTATGGAACTAAGAGTTTTTATAATGGTGTAACATATTGGAGAAAGTGTGGAGCATCTGCCGGAAAGATTTCTATAAAGCCAGATGACAATTATTACACTTGGTGGCATCAATATGTGAAGAAAGAATATGCTGTTGAGTATAAAAAGAAAATGACTCAAAAAGAGGGAGTATCGGGTCCTGTGACAGGTGCTAAACAACGAGTCATTGATATGATCTTCCGTCATTTGAAAATCAAACAGTCAAATTATACACATGGTTATATGAGAGGGGTTTATTATTCCCCGTTCTATGAAAATTCCTTAGAGTTTTTCAGGGGTGAAATAGATCAATCGGAATTAAGAATAAAAGAGAAATTTAATGATGATCAAAAGATGATCGATTGGTGGAGAGTAAGAGCGATTAAACGATATTTAAATTTATTTGAAAAGAATTCGTTGTTACCTGAAATTGAATATTATAATGTGATGATTAATGAATCATATAACACAAACAAAGAAAGATTTTTTCACAATGTCGGTCGATAACGAAAGAAAATAATGGAAATTATAATTGGTATGATGTTGGGAATGGCGATGGCGGCTATATTATTTTTAGCTTGGGTGTTTGTTCCGATGATGTTAACTGACAAAAAAGACGAAGACGAATATTAATATGGTTGATAAAAAAGTGTTTACCGTGAACTGGAAAACAGATATGGAATACGATCTGTATTACAGAGACAAATGGATTGGCGAAGGAATGGTTCCGCGAGATTTGGTGGAAGAATTTGTTCGTTTAATGAATTGGGCATATGATGAGGGAATTGCAAATAAGTAAACTTATTCATTATGGAACTGGAGATGATCCAGACTTAATGACCAAAGCTAAATGGTGTAAAACCTGTGGATTCGCTTTGGTGTTCATCACTCCAACAGTCAAAAAATATCATCCTAACATTTTAGAAGTTAAGGAATTATTAGGCAATGCGTTTTTAATTTATGAGATGAATATGGGTATGAAGACTGTCTTAGCCAGACGATCTTTGGATTACTTCATGAATAATCTTGATAGTTTTTTAACCGCACCTTCATGGAGCAAAGAAGATCCTAGTGATCATGTCTGTTGTTATGTTGAAACTGATACCAACTCACTGAAAGATGCAAGGTTAATCAGATCATGCCAGATCTTTGATAATCACTTACATGCTATTGGTAAGGGCGAACCTTGGCTGGGGTTTAAGACAAAGATATCCATGTATATTGATTTCCTAGAATCCCGACCAGAGAAGTTCGTAATTGGAACTGACAGCCGAGATATCCTTTATTGTGCCAACTCCGAATCCATTTTGAAAATATTCTTGGAACGGTATTATGTAAGAGGTCATAAAATGGTTTTTAGTGCTGAAACGAATTGTTTCCCAAATACATCTCTTGCTGAAAAACATCCGTGCCAAGACAAAAAATATAAATATTTAAATTCAGGATGCTTTGTCGGTGAACGGGAGTATATCATTGATTTTTGGAAAAGATGTTTAGCATTTCCTTCGCGGAGATGTTGGGTTCCCGACGATGATCAAGAATTAGCTCAACAAGTTTTCGTAAGTCAAATCAAAAAGAAAGATTACTCAACATGGTTAGATCATAATTGTGAAATATTTCAGGTATTATGGGATGAACATGCTGGGAGAAGTGCTAATTTTGATTTGATATACACGAATGATGGTATTTATAATCAGAATACGGATACCCGTCCATTGATTTTTCATTATCCAGGACCTACAGGCCACGGAAATACGGTGTGGAAAATTATAAATGAATCATTTTAGAGTTTTTTATAATTCAGTGTTGACTTTTAAAAAAAAGTGTGTTTTTATAGAGTTATATGAAACAAAAAGCAAAAATACAAAGCCCTGCCGGACAAATTAATGAATTACTTGGCAGTTCGACTCACGCTGATGTTCGAGAAACATCAATATTAGATGCAGATATAAATACAATAATTAAATTAATCCAGTCTGGAAGGCTTAATTATAGACCTCATTATCAGCGGGAAGATGTATCATCCAACCCTTGGAAACAGGGACTTTTGGATACAGTATATAGAGGGCTTGCTGGATGGGTGTTGCCAATGTTTCTTCATGTTAAATCTCATGATTATTTTCGGAGACTCCAGGACAAATGCAATTTGGGAAATGTTACGCAGGGGGATTTGCTTTCTAATCCAGACCAGTTTGATGTAGTAGATGGTCAGCAAAGAAGTTTGAGTTGGTTATATCACATGGACGATCATAAATTACGAACGGCCAGAGATTTGACAGTGGTATATGGTGATGAAGTTGTTGATATTGGTAATATGACATTTGCGACTATTAATCAGAAATATGAACCTCTTGCAAAAAGATTTCTCGAATATACTGTTCCTATTGTATTGTTTTATGGAACTGATCAAGATGTAAGTGATTGTTTTATAATGCTTAACAACGGAACTAAAATGGCGGAAGCTGAAAAACGAAATGCTTTAGTATCGTATGTCAGAGATGATGTCAGAAGTGTCGTGCTTGATCATCCCATTTTCTCCAAGAAAGATCATCACAAGAGCAAAAATGCAAAGGCACCATCGGGAAAATATTTGAATTTTACATTTGATAAATTTAAACCTGATGCTTTACTTGCCCAATTCATAGCTTATCAAGCGTGTTATGAAACCGCCAACAATAAGAATTTTCCATCCGACGAACGAATGAATTCAATTGGAAAAAATGCGTTGTGGAAAATGTATAGGACGATTTATAAGTCGGAACTTAATTCTGTGGTTAAAAATAGATGTGATAAGATTTTGAATTTGGTTTACCAATGTATAAAAGACGAAGTTCCTTATTTACAGTGTAAAAGATCGACAATACTTGTTTTGTATATGGTTATCGATTGGTTAGATAGGAATAATTGTGTAATTCGTGATTATGAAGAATTTGCATCTTGGTTTTTTAAATTGGATGCAAAATGGGATGTCAAATACGGAAACGGAAAGGAAACAGATTACAGAAAAGAAAAGCGATTGGGATTAGGCGACGATCTATATGGAAAAAAGTCAAGTGGAATGTCGTTTTTGCTAAGTAAATTTACTTCTCTTCTTTTTCGTCATTTAAAAACAACAGGGAAAATTGATGGTAAAGGGATAATTGTGTTGGACAAAAAGCGAAGGTTGAACGAAACTGAAGTAATCCAAGTATATCATGTCCAGGAAGGAAAATCTCCGACAGGACGAAAAATCAAACAAGGAACAATGGTTCAATCTCATGGAATCGCCCATTCTAATGGTGGAAGAACAGATGTTGATAATGTTAAATTAACAACGGAAAATGAAAACCGGCCGGTTATCGCAGATAGTCAACATCACTAAATCGAAATAAGTTATGAGCAATTTTTTAAAATATCCAAAAAAAACTTCACACGAAATTATACCAGGAGTTTCATATAAATTTTTTGAAGTTCCGGATCAAGTTAGGACAAAAAAGTGTCCATTATGTGGTGACATAAAACCATATCCAAAATTTTATAATGACTCCGCCCAAAGAACTGGAAAAAGATCTTGGTGTAAAATATGTTATGATACATATGAGAACCAGCCATATAGGCAAGTTGTGCGAGCAGTGTCTAGTAGAGTGAACTCATTACTAGATCTTCGGGGTGGCACAAAAGGTGGGACATCTGTGGATTTACTTGGGTGCTCACCAAATGAATTAGCTGATCATATCGAACGTCAATTTACAGGTAACATGTGTTGGAGTAATCGGGGGTCTGTATGGCATCTGGATCATATTAGACCATGTGCATCATTTGATATACTAGATGAAGAAGAATTATACAAATGTTTTCATTGGTCAAATTTACAACCACTAACTGTCAACGACAATCTTTCAAAAAATAGTCGTGTAACTGTTGCACAAATAGATAAAGTTAATTCCAACTTGAAAATGGGATTGAGGCAAGTAAAAACAAATAATAGAGGTAAAACCAAACAAATAGTTCGTAAAATTTTGCCAGTCGATAATTATTTCGAAATGAATTGTGAGATAGATGTATGATATTGTTTGGGAGATATTAAATCAAATATTTTGAAATAAGTTATTCTAATTTGACAAATCCATCGGTCAGTTATAGTATTGGTCGATGGATTTTTTAGAATATACAGATGACGATAGAGCATATCCATATAAAGTTTTAGTTTGGCCTAACTGGACATACCAAAAGAACCTTGATGCAGATTCGTTTACAATTGTTATACGGAATGTTATAAGGAATTTGCCTGATAATATTCATTGGACATTGCCTGTTCCTTATAATGTTCCAAGTTTAAATGAATTCAAGAATTTAGATCAGGTTGTTTATAAGTTTCCAAGTTACCCAAATACAATGCGGTGTGATTTCGATTCCGTAAGATTTTTGAAATTACTAGATTGGGAAAATAACGATTGGGATATCATATATTCTCATCTTCCCGAACACACCGCTCAAATTGTCAACACTGTTTGTAACAATAGTAATATAGGTCCAAAAGTTATTGGATATTGTCATTGGTATGAAGTAGATGAAAACACAAATTATGACAAGCGATTAATCAATCAGAATTTACTTGGGACACTTGAAATGAATGAGTGTGGGGTGAATTCCAATTGGTTGAAACAGTTGGTTTTACGGAAATCAACAAATGTTTTCAATGATTCAGTTCGTGAAAAGTTGGATAAAATTGTTCAGCCACATTACTTAGGAATTGATTCATATGATTTTGATCCTGTTGACAAGATCCCAAATAGTATTTTGTTCAATCACCGATCCAATGATTATACAGGATGGAGTGAATTTCTGAAAACGATGGATGAGATTTATAAAGTCCGACAGGATTTTAAAGTATATGGAACATTGATTGAAAAAGAACGACCATACATTGAGAAGGTCCGGTTTCCTCAACGAAGTGATTATTTAAATTTCATTAAACAAATGGTTGTTGGAATTGGATTCTTCAAGACTTATTCTGCTTGGAGTATTTCAACTACCGATGGTTTAAGCAGAGGCGTTCCATATCTACTTCCTGATCGGTTATGTTATCCGGAATTAATCGGAGAAAAATATCCACTACTTTACAGTGATGTTCCCGATTTCAAGAAACAACTTATTTCGATATTAGATAATAACAATTCGGATGCTATAACAAATTCCGTTGATTATATTACTAAGTGGGTTCCGAACATGACTTGGGAGAAGGTAGTTCCCAGATGGTTCCGTGGTTGGAAAGTGTTTGATGAATTATCTTGTTTAAGTCATGATACAGATGCTTATTTAAGAATCAAAAATTTTATTGTAGAAAACAAGAATGTTTCTAAAAAAGATATTTTGAAATTCCTTAATTGGAGCGTCAGAATAAAGTTTTCAGATTATAGAAATAGACTCAGAAAAGAAGATGATATTGTCTTTACAAAAGACAGATATTTGTATATTAAAAAGTAACTATGTATCAAAATATTTATTACATTAGAAAAGAAAATAAGGTAGTCTTATTTGACGATGAAAAGGGAATGGTAGAATTCCCATATGAACCATATGCTTATTGTAAAGATGAATTAGGTGAATTCAAATCAATTCACGGTGATTCGTTAACTAAGATTTACAACTTCGATGGACAATATGATGAAAACATTTTTGAGTCCGATGTGAATCCTATGACAAGAACATTGATTGACTTATATGAAGACGATGATCACGTAAGTAAGAATCATGTTATATTTAACTTTGACATTGAAGTGGGAACAGAAGGCGGCTTCGCTGCTCCGGAAGATGCTTGGCAACCGATTACTTCTATAGCATTTAAAGATTCCGTTTCTGAAGAGAGATAGGTTTTGATTTTAGATCCTGCTGGCGAGGTAGATAATTTGGACTCGGAAGATGAACGAGGATCTGTAGCCATTCGAAGTTTCAGAAATGAGAAAACATTACTTCAGTATTTTTTACAGAAATATAAAGAAATTCGGCCAACTGTTTTAACAGGATGGCACATTGATAATTTCGATATTCCCTACATTTATAATAGAATTAAAAAAGTTTTAGGATACAAATATTCTACGATGCTGAGTCCTGTAGGAATTGCGTTTGTTGGTTCAAAGAGAAAAGATAATACTTTTGAAACTACAATTGCTGGAGTGTCTTCGC